ATCTCAGGCAGTTTCTCCGCAACAATTCAGCGGACAGGCTGTCGGTCAGTATATGTCGCCGTTCCTGAGCAATGTGGTCGGTCAGACCATGGCGGCACAGGCTCAGCAGAACGCGCAGCAACGTCGTGCCTTGCAGGGTGAAGCGATCAAGGCCGGTGCCTTTGGTGGCGATCGATCAGGCATCGCACAGGCTAATCTAGCGTATCAGCAGAATCTAGCTAACCAGCAGACGCTGGCTAATCTCCTGCAGGGTGGTTATGGCCAAGCTCTCGGTGCGTTCCAGCAACAGCAAGGCGTCAATCTTGCGGCTGATCAGGCGAATCGTGCGGCATTGCAGCAGACGGGCCAAAGTCTTGGTCAGCTTGCGCAGCAAGGCTATGGCATGGGCGCGGGTACCGCCCAACAGCTTGCCGGTTATGGTCAGAATCTAGCCGGTCTCGGCTTGCAGACAGGACAGGCGGTTGCTGGTCTTGGCCAGCAGCAATTCGGGCAGGGTATGACTACCGCCCAGCAACAGGCTGCATTGGCGCAGCAAGGTTATGGTATGGGTGCGGGTACGGCACAAGCCCTTGCGGGTCTTGGGACCGGCGCTCAGGGTGCCGCTTTGCAAGGTGCTCAGGCTCAGCTTGGTGCGGGCCAGATGCAGCAACAGACCGAACAGGCTGGCTTGCAAGCCCTTTATAACCAGTTCTTGCAGGAAAAAGGCTACCCGTTCCAAGTGGCGCAGTTCCTCGCGAATATCGCCATGGGTACTGGTGCTCTGTCCGGGTCGACCACGACGACCACTCAGCCCGCGCCATTCTTCTCCGACGAGCGGGTCAAAGACAACGTCGAGCCAATCGGCAAGACGTTCGACGGTCAGAATATCGTCAAGTTCAATTACAAAGGCTCGCCGCAAAAGCAAATCGGCCTCATCGCGCAAGAAGTCGAAGAGCGTCACCCAGACGCAGTCGGCCTTGCCGGTGGTATCAAGACGGTCGACTATGACGCTGCTACCCGCGAAGCCGCAGAACGTGGTCGCGATTCCGAAGGTGGTGCGGTTACGCCAATGCGGGCTGGCCTAGGTTACGCCCGTGGTGGTTATGCTCGTGGTGGCAGTTCCGCGTTCGACCAAGACTTCGTGGCGCAATTGCTGGCTAACCAGCAAGGCCAATACGCTCAGATGTATGGCCAAGCCGGAATGCCTCGTGGGGTTCAAGGCACTCCCGGTATGACGAGCCGCGTTCCTAATGCGTCTCTCCCGGTGGGTCGTCTCGCTACCGCTGGATCTGCTCCGCAACAGCAATCGTCTGGTATGGCCCAAGGTCTCAGCGCTGCCCGTCAGGGTGCCGAGATCGCTTCCATGCTCAAGCAGGGCAAAGAGGGGCTTAAATACGTCACGGGTGGTGTCGACGAGAAGGGCAATAAGATCCCATCTCTTGCGGATCGTGCTCGCGCGTTCGGTCAGCCCGAACAAGGACCGCAAATGCCTTCGTCCACGACGGGTGGCACTACGACGACCACTACCACACCAGCACCCGTTACCGCTCCTCGTGCCGAGATGGAAGCACCCGGTGTAGGCGGTGGCAAAATCGAAGTCTCGGATCTCGGATTGGGTGGCGGCAAGATCGACGTTGAAGACACCGAGAAGTTGGCTGAGGGCTTGGGTAGCTTGTTGGCCAATCGCGGTGGCCGCATGACGATGGCTTTGGGTGGTGGCGCTGAAGAAGATATTTCGGCACCAGAAGGTATGTACACCCCGACGGGTCTGGGCCTTAACATTCCCGACGATACGCCGAAGAACCTTAAAGGCCCCGAAGCGGCTAAAGCTCCATCGCAGTCCGGCAAGGGTGCGGGCGATTATATTCTGGACGCCGCTAAACTCGCCGCTATGGTCTTGTTGAAGGATGGTGGCGCAGTTAAGGGCTACGCTGACGGTGGCCTCACCGATCGTGAAGATCTGAAGGCTGGTCTCGTTCCTTTGACCGGCGAAGTGTTGCCACCGGTAGAGAAGCCCCGCCCCGAAGGTCTCGCGGTCATGGCTTCTCGCGATACCGGCGCTACGTCGGATGCCCGCCCAACTGGTTTCGGTGGCACCACGCCGAATGAGACCGGAACGGGTGTCGTTGCTCCGAAGCCCTCTGCATTCGACACTTCGGTTAAGCGTACGTTCCAATTCGAAGGTCATATTAACCCGCGCGATACCAATGGTACTCCGTCGGTGTACGGCATCAATCAAAAGGCTAACCCCGATATCGACGTTAAGTCTCTGACGCCCGAAAAGGCCAGAGACATTTACAAGACTCGTTATTGGGACGCCATTGGTGCGGATAGTATGGATCCGAAACTGGCCCATGTCGCGTTCGACACGGCGGTTATCGCTGGTCCGGATAAAGCCAAGCAGATGGTGGCTCAGGCTGAAGGTGACCCTGTCAAGCTGATGGAAATTCGTCAGAGCTTCCTAAACGGGCTGGTCGCTAAAGATCCTGAGAAATATGGTAAGTATGCGAAGGCTTGGGAAAATCGTCATAACGTACTGATGAACGACATCACCGAAGGCGTAAGTGCTGGCGCTCGCGCTCCGGGTGTTGCCGGTCCGGGCCGTGGTCCTCAGACTGCATATAACGCCCCCTATTCTACTCTGATGAATAAGATACTCCCGAGCGACACGTCTCGCGAGACCCGCGACATCGCGACGTCCGAGAATCTGTGGGTGCCGCTGCTTGCGGGCGTCGGTACGATGCTATCGACGAAATCGCCTTATCTCGGCACCGCGATCGGTGAAGGCTTGGTCGGCGCTACCGGCGCTTACACCGGCCTTCAGAAGCAACAGGCGGATATCGCTCAGACGCAAGCGTCCACCGAACAGACCTTTGCTAACATCGTCAAAGATGCCATCAAGGTCGAGAACGGTCGCGTCTTCATCCGCGCGGTGGGTCCGCAGGGTTACTACTTCCTGCCGTTCAACGAATGGTGGGCTCTTGATCCCAAGGATCGTCCGAAGCTTGACCCTCGCGTCGAGTCTTATGTCAGTGACATGGCCCCGGTCCTGCTACAGGCGGATCAGGCAGGTGCTGCTAAGGCCAAGCCCGCGACGGCTCCCGTTGGCACGACGACGGCTCCTGCTACCGCGCCAGCTACTCCTGCCGCACCGGGCACTCAACCGGTCTCTCCGGGCGCTCCTGTGGCCCCGGCTGCAACACCGGCACCCGCTGCAACGTCTAAACCGGCAGAAGTGCGCACCAGCGTTTTCGTGTCGCCACAACAGGCCAGCGAAGCCAAGCAGATCACGTATAACAAGTCTGGTTGGTCGCAGCAGGAACTCGACAAAGAACCCGACTATTTCAAGCCGCAAGACGAAATCGCCAAGGCGGTCACTAACCAGATGCAGATCCTGACGCCTCTGGCGGGTACGCTTGCATCTCTGCCGACCAAGGGCAGCATCTACACGTCTGGTAAGTTGCAAGAAGTGGCTAACCCGGTGATGTCGGTGCTCAATAACTTGGCGGCAGCGGCTGGCAATCCGAGCCTCATTTCGGATCCGAAGCAGCTTACCAATCAGGAAGAAGTGAAGAAGCTGGTCAATCAGCTCCAACAGGCGGCTACGTCGGACACTCAGCAGAGGGCATTCGCCGCTTTCCGCGAAATGGCCGAAGGTCTCCCGTCGCTCCTCACCTCTCCGGGTGGTCAGGCCCGCCTGATGCCGCAAATCCTCGCGGCGTCCCAGCGTGAACTCGATCGCAATAACTTCTTCGTCGATTGGGCCAAAGCTGCGGGCGGTGATAAGGGTCGCTTCGCTGAGTGGGCCAAGTATTCGAGCCGCGAAGCCAATCGCGCATTCGACGGCGAGTATAACAACGCATTCTACGCTAGAGAGCGTGATGCTCTTGAGCGGATGTTCAAGGACAAGATCAGAGGCACCGACACTTCGGTCCTCGCTCATGTCGCCATGAATGCCGCTTCGCTTACTCCTAAGCAGAAAGAATCGATCCGCAAAGAATACGGTGACCGTATCCTGCGCTACTTCGGGGTCCAATAATGGCCAATGACGATCAGGGCTTTGAATTCGATAAAGTGGCTCCTTCTAAGGGGCCACTTGGTGAAGACAAGCCATTCGAATTTGCTCGTCCTGAGGCACCTAAGCCGCTCTCCGGTCGCGAGTATGTAGAAGACATTTCGCGTTCGGCTCTGGCTAAGACTGCTCAAGCAATCCCCGGTGTCATAATGGGCGCTCCGGGTAGCATCGAGACTTTCTTGGCCAAGGATCTGCCCACACTTGCTCGTGGTGCGTACTACACCGGCTTGGAGAAGATGGACTACATCTCTCCAAAAGAAGCCGAAGAAAAATTGGCTCAGCCTCTTTATACGCGAGAAACACCGATGCAGGAGAAGGGATACGCTTCCCCTCTTTTGCATTGGCCGACATATAAAGGTGTCACCGAAGGCATCAAGAGCATGCCACCGGAAGTACGCACTAGCATGCCGCCTGATTCGTCTTTGCTGATGGAAGGTAGGGTACCCAGAGAAATAATACCTACACCGGGTGAGTATGTGGGGTACGAGCCTAAGACGGCTCCCGGTAAAATTGTGGGTGCGGGTATCGAGGGTGCGGCTCAAGGTTTGCCGGGTGGCTTTGCCACGATGCCGGGGCGCGTCATCACTGGTTTCGCAGCGGGTGCCGGATCCGAAGCCGCTGGACAGTATACCGAAGGAGAGCCCAACGAGGGCTTCGCGCGGCTTGTCGGTGCACTTGGTGGTGGTTATGCCGGTGCCAAGGTAGCCAACGCTCTTTTGCCCGCTACAGTGGGTCGAGACAATATCGCTGCTGCTCTTGCTGAAGATTTTCGCAAGGGTCAGACGCCGATGAGCTATGACCAGTTTAAGACTGCTCTTGCAGACGGCACTCCGGTTACGATTACCGACATTGCGGGACCGGCAACGCTCAAGATCCTGTCTCAATATGGCAATCTGTCCGAATCCGCTCAAAGCCAAGTCGGCAGATTTAACCAATTCTTGAAGGACCGGGCTATCGAATCGGGTAGCCGTGCCGGTAACGTCATCCAAGACACCATGGGCGTCTCCAAGCTGGACGCCGACGCTATCGCCGAAGCTAACCGGCGGGCGGGCAGGGTCACTCAGGACCGCATTTGGTCGGCGACGGAATCTGCTCCGGGCGCTCAGGCCATTGATATGACGAAGTTCAACGCCAAATTGCTGGACGATCCGGACTTCATCACGGCGGTGAATGAGACTAAGAAAAACGCTCCCCGCCTCTCGGACGACATGAACATTGTCGTACCGAAAGACGTTCCAGCGGTTCCCGGCCAAGAGAAGCGTTTTGTACAGACGGAGCGTGGGCTCGAAGAAGTCGCAGCAGTTCCCGGAACCCCGGCCCAACACGTTCCGGGTAATTTGCCATTCTACCATCAAGTCGATCGTCGCTTGGGCGAAATGATTACCAAGGCCAAGATGTCAGGTGACAAAACGCTGGCCAACGGTCTGCAGCAAACGCAAAACCGCTTGCGCGACGAACTCGACAAAGTGGCCCCGTACCGCGACACAGTCGGTGCTTCGCGCAACATCTTCATCGGTGAAGAGGCCCCGCAAGCGGGTTATGATTTCGCGCAGTCCCTCATCACGTCTCGTAAGAACCCGTTCACTCGCGGCCAAGTCAAGCGCGAATTCGACAATATGACGCCCGAGAATCAGGAATTCCTGCGCTTGGGCGTGGCGGCTCGCCTCAAAGACGAAGCGGAGTCCGGTAATCTTGGTCGCTTGGCTAAGAAATTCACCGAAGACAAGACGTTCCAGCGCGACATGAAGCACGTGCTGGGCGACGAGCGGTATAACCAGATCTATGGTTCGGTCCTCACTGAGAACATCGCTCGCCAAGCCGACGCTTTGAAGTTCCTGTCGGAGCGGATCTCGCCGGTCGGTGCGGGCGTTGGTGGTGCCGGTGCGTTCACCGCATACGAGATCATGAACGCCATCATCAACGGGTCCACGATGGCTTCGGCCACAGGATCACCGCAACTGGCTAATAAGGCCATGCTTGGCTTCATGGCCGCTTATGGTGTGAAGACGCTTGATAGCATGGCCGAGCGCCGTGTCGCCAATAATATCCTGCCTTTGATGTTCTCCAAGGATCCTAAGGACATCGCTCGCGTTGCCGAACTGGCGCAGACGTTCCCGATTGTCGAGCAGATCTTCAACAAGCTCAACACCACTCTCGCTGTTGGCCTCACTAACGTGCAACGCACAATGGCTCAGCAAGAGGAAGAAGGAAAGCGTGGTGTTAAGCGGGAATTTAAGAATCAAGCCGACGGTGGTAGAATTACCCGCAAGACAGGCGGCAAGGTGAGCTATAACCACGAAGCCGAGGCCGATCGGTTGATCAAAATGGCTGAGCAAGCCCATAAGAACCACCAGAAGAGCACGGAGCCACTACTTTCTACCGACGACAACACGGTAGCCAAGGCGCTCAAAGTGGCTCAAGAGAATATTTAAGGACGGATCCCTATGGTCAGCTCATATACACCGAATAAGAACCTTGAAAAGCCCGGAAACGGCGACTACGTCGATACATGGAACGTCCCAGTCAATGGTGACATGAACATTATCGACTCTGCCTTTGGCGGCACATTCGGTGTGTCTCTGACGAATACGAACGTCACGCTGACACAGACGCAAGCGCAGAACGTCAACATCAACCTTACCGGCCTTCTGTCCGCGAATGTGATCGTCTATTTGCCCGCATCCGTTGCGGGCTTTTGGATCGTCACGAACGCTACGACTGGTGCATTCACGGTAACGATTGCGTCCGCTGGTGGCGCTCCCGGCACCAGTGTTGTGGTGCAGCAAGGCTTCGCCGCGCTTGTGTGGTCGAACGGATCGAACGTCCGCTTTGCCGACGACGATCGCACAGCTCTCATCGCTGGGAACGGCATTCAGATCATCGGCAGCACGATCTCGCTTGTTGCGCCGGTCACGGTGGCCAACGGCGGCACAGGTGGCACGGATGCAGCTTCCGCTCGCGCGGGGATTGGTGCAGCAGCATCGGCTACGCAAATCGCAACCGGTGCGGGCTTGCAGGGCGGCGGGGACCTATCCGCCAACCGCACCCTGTCCATCGCGACGGGTGGCGTGACATCGGCCATGCTGGCGGCAGGAGCAGCCACGGGTAACCTCGGCTATACGCCGGTCAACCGCGCTGGCGACACAATGACGGGTGCGCTGAACATTGGCTCGTCGGGTGCGCCGCTCACGGTCAATTCGACCAATAGCAATCAGAATAAAATCGTCCTGTCTGACAACGGCACCGTCCGTGGTAATATCGGTGCAACGTCTGCTAACTGTCTTGCAGTGCAGAATGCTGCTGCGACCCTCACGACGCTGACGGTCGATAACAGCGGTAATCTGACGGCTGCTGCGAACGTCACGGCCTATTCAGACGTGCGGCTGAAGAAAGATCTTGTGAACATCGAGAATGCTCTTGAGATCGTCAATCGCATGAATGGCTACCGGTATACACGCATCGATACAGGGCAGAAAGAAATCGGCCTCGTGGCGCAGCAGCTGACCGGCGATCTGCCGGAAGTTGTGAAGCAGAACGAAGAATATATGTCGGTCGCATATGACCGCATTGTGGCTGTCCTTGTCGAAGCAGTGAAAGAACTCACGAAGCGCGTGGAAGCACTGGAGGCTAAATAATGCCGACACCTTCCTCCGGCGCGATCAGTATGTTGGACATCAACGCCAACTTTGGGCGCGGAACTGATCTGAATGCATACCGAAACACCATATGGTATCAGCCCGCATCGCTGACCTTTGGCTACTTCAACAGTGGCACGATCAGCATGTCGGACTTCTATAATAAGCAGGGTACAGATCCTGCTGGGTCCGGCGCGAGCGATTACACGTCGCCCGGAACGTACTTTTTCGTCGTGCCGCTCTTCCGCAACTTCCTACAGATTCAAGTGTGGGGCGCTGGCGGTGCAGGCGGTGAATATGTCTCCGGTGGCGGCGTTGTCGCTAGTGGGGCCGAAAGCCGCGTTTATATGCCCAATGGCGAACAGGTGGCTGGCTTAGGCGGCGGTGGTGGGCAGAACGCTCAGACCTCGCGCTTCGGCGGCAACGTCTTTGGCGCTGGCGGCGGGGGTGGCGGTGCCGGTGGGGGCAACCAACAGAACGTAGGCGGCCAAGCGGGCTTCGGTGGTGATGCTGGCGGCATGGGCGGGGCTTCTCCCGCTGGTGGTGGCGCTACGGGCTCTCCTCCTAATTCCACGCAGGGCACGCCACTCTACGCTTATAACGGCAACTTCCCCGGCGGCGGGGCTTCGTCCTTCCGCTTCTTCGACAGCGCTGGCAAATACAATGCCTTCGGTGGCGGCGGTGGCGGTGGTGGCTATGCGCGCTCCCTATGGGGCGGTGGCTCGTTCTATACGCAGACCGTCACGATTGTGGTGGGCGCTGGTGGCGGCTCTGCCGTCAGCACCGGGGCTAATGGCCGCGTCTATATCAACTGGGGCTAATCTTTCTTTTTAGCTTTGTCTCTTGGCGGCGGAGGAATGATAGTTATCTCCGTCCTAGCTATTTCTTTATGTAGATCTAAGAATTCGTTAATAAACTCTAGAGCTTGCTTCTCGCTGGCCTTGCGGTAGGACACCATATAGCATCCTCTCCGCAATAACGCCCCGATCGACCAACCCCAATTTTCGTCGTTTTTAACCACTACACATTGATAAGAGCCAATTCTGAATATCGTAGTCATCCCCTTGATATGGGGAAGCGTTACTTCTACTATCGGCTTTCTTTCATCAGCGCACATGTTATGAACCCGACGGCGATTCCACAGATAAAGATGAATCCGACGAGGATGGAGCTAATTTCCATGTCGTTTTCCTTCCCATAGTTATGTTCTTTTGTGCTCTAACATCAGGGTTGCGCCAAGTCCAACATTCCCCGCCCTCGTCTTGAAAGCACACCCATAGTATAGAATGTTCCGGACCGTAGTCAATTAGAACATGAGCCAACGCTGGCCCTTTAGGAGTGATGACAGGCAAGGGCGGGTTTAATTGTATCATGAGTACTTTTTCACCAGAAGGCTACGGAGCTGTTTAACTTCATCCTCTAGAGAATGGACGTATTCGACCAGTTCATCAAGAGGCGATTTTTTCGGCACTTCTATGACGGCGGGTAAGTTAGAGTGCTCTTTGGGGTAACTAGCACCAAAGACCACTTTGGCCACAGGGCTTTTCATCTGTGATTTTTTGGCGGGCATAAACCTACCAGTATATAATTTGACGAATCTATATTTGGTTCCGTCCATTTTAAGAACGCCAACCGACGCAAAGCGATCGAGCACCATGAGCATGGACGGCCTAGCCATTTTAAATACGGGCAGAACATCCTCAATAGTAAATGAGAATCCGATCTGGTTTTTAGACAACCATTCGTAGAAGATTTGGGTGCGGGACTTTTCGGGTTCTTCAGACATTTTATTCTCCGTCTGGGTTTACGTTTTGATTTGGTCGTATTTTCTGGCAATGGCTAGTATGTGGCTTTTGTACTTCTCCGATTTTTGAGTGTTACGATTGCTAGGTTCATAAACGATCTTGTAATGCTCTCCGCACCAAGAGGTGATATCCGACACCGTTGGCTTGGCGCAGAATGTCTTATCGTCGTGAACCCACCTACATTCAAACGCGTTCAGCTCTAAAAGCGTTTTGCGTTTTCCGGAATACCCCACTTTTGGTGGGTGAATTACCAATCTTGGCTCTTCGATTTGAGGCTTAGAGGCTAGGCTCTCCTCATGCTTGGCTACCATGACCTGATTCAAGCTAGGCTTCTTCTTAGACGGTCGTTTCATGGCGGCGTTGCTCTTGATGGCGGCAAGCTGAATTGGCGTCTTTTTGGATAGTTCGCCGCGCTGTTGTGCCCGGAACACTACCCCCATCACTTGATTGCGACTAATTCTAAGCGCCGTCGCAATCTGGCCAGACGTCATTCCAGACTTCCACATCTTTATGACGGCGGCTTTATTAGTCATTTCGCTTTGACCATGCGGGCGGCCAAAGACGAATAACCGCATTGGTCAACGTAATGATCTGCGTAGTCACTTTTTCCGACCTTTGACCGGCTGATTTTCGCCAGCACCATCATCTGGCAAACGTCATGAGCGGTGACCGAATGGCCAAGATACGCGCTCCACAGAGCCGCAGTGTGGTTGAAATTATCTTCTGGTGTACCATGTGTCTTAGAACGGTTCTTAGTCACCATGCTCATTGCGGTGGCCAAGACCTTGTTATCAGCGTTGCTCATTTCGTCACCTTCTTGCGGTATAGAGCCTTAGCACGTGGGCTCGTGTGGCCATGTTCTCTGCGCCAGCGTTCAGCGTACCGACGCACCGTTTCCACTTTGTCTTTCGGAACCCATATGGACACTAACTTGAAGCCCCGCTTCTTCTGAGCCTCTATATACTTTTGCATTCGTTCAGTCACTTCTAGCCTCCATAATAGTCTTTACTAGATCACGTTTATCTTGTAGTGCTCTGATGATTTTCTTTTCGATCGGGCTGCCGACCATGTCGTAGTAAGACACTTGTTCGGCTACCTGACCGTGGCGATGATTACGGTCTTCGGCTTGTGTGCGATCGATGATGCTGTATGTGTTCTCGACGAAGATCGTCGTGTGGCAAGGCATCGTTTCGGTGCCGAGAAGCGTTAAGCCTTCTTTTGCGGTGGCCGTTTGTGCGATGAGGATCTTAACGTTGTCGTCGCTATTAAACGATTTGACGATTGCAGCCACGTCTTGGCGATCCATGCCGCCCCGGATGGTGACGCATTGATTGTGGAACATTTTGTCGAGCAAGTCAACGGTGTGCTTGTAATGAGCGAACAGAATGACCTTGGTATCGATCTCAGCTACCATCTCGCGCACTGCTTCGAGCTTCGGGTTATGATCACCGCAAAGCTCCACCACCTGACCGGCATCGTCGATCATGAATCCGGATGTGATCTGCTGCATCTTCATAAGCACGGTGATCACCATTTGCGCCGAGACTTCTTGGTCATCGACGAGCAAAAAGCGATCTTTGTAAATCTGCTTATAAAGCTTCTGCTGCTTGGCGTTCATCTCGTACCCGAGATTATAATATGCCTTGGGCGGCAGTGTTGCCATCCATTCTTTCTTCTTTGCGGTGAATGAGCAGATGTCCAAGATCTGCTTGAGTTCGTCTTCGCGTTGTGTGCCGACGATCTGCTTGCCCATCCACCCGCCCATTACACCGTAGCGGTTGCGGAAAGTGTACGGGCTACGATGCGAACCATGCTTGCCGATTGCACGAAGCTGCGTCCACAAATCGACGACATTGTTGGCGATCGGTGTGCCGGTCATAACACGCTTAATTGTCGCATGATCGAAGAGGAAAATCGCCGCTTTCGACACTTTCGCCTTGAAGTTCTTAATGCGGTGGCTCTCGTCGCACACGATGTAAGTCTTCGTCGACTTCACCGCAGCGTACAACTCGTCAAACGCCTTGCTGATGATCTTCTCGTAGTTAACGATCCACATACCGCGCTTTGGTGCGGGTTCCGGATAAACAGCCACATCGAACTTGAAGCCCATCTTCGTAGCTTCGGATTCCCAGTTCGCGCGAAGGTTATTCGGGCAAATCACCAGCAGCAGATCCACGACGCCTTCATCCGCAAGGGCCGTGAACTCCGCCATAACGGTTCCTGTCTTGCCAGTACCCGGCTCCATGAACCAAGCATAACCCTTGGATCCATCGGATTTCTCCAATGCTTTTGCTTGCACCGGCAGTGGCGAGAGAGGAAGCGTCCAGTTCATGGCGTGTCTTTCAGCAGTTTTGGTTTCTCATGTTGCCCCAACACGAAGCTGTTGAAGTGCTTTTCCCAAAGATCTTTCAACAGTGGAATCGACGCCGGTAGCATGAACCACCTTTTAAGCATACGAGACTTTGTTTCGTCAAGTATTGACGCGATCCATACGTTACCAGATATCAATTCTTCGCTGATGTACGCCAGCTCTTCTACAGAATCCGCAGCGGATACGATCGCTTTGATCTCGGCGTTGGATGCTGATTTGATGCTGGCTACGTCCTGCCCGAACTTGTCAGCAAGGACTGGATTGATTTGGTAATCAGAAGCGTTTTTATTCCACGCTTTGCGTTTTGCCGGTCCGGGTATGTCGCCGGTCACGGTTTCGTCGATGTCGTGGTAGAGAGCATGGCGCATAAGGTCGGCGTAGTCACCTTGCCACCCAATTAAGCGGGCGATCTGATCCGCATAAACCGCAACGAAGTACGAATGCTCGGCCAAGTATTGGTGACGGTTGCGACGAGCGATCGCCCAACGCGGTACATACGCCATGTCTCTCCAATCAGGTGAAAACGGACGTTCCGGGACTAGTTGTTTCTTCTTCGCTGCTGTGCGCTTTTTCTTTGCTGCCGCGACGAACGAGGTTTTTGCGGTTGTCTTTGCCATTTTTCAGAATGTCCCATATAAACATGCAGTAGTTAGCTACGTCGACGCATTCACTCATAACTTCATCCGCAGGTTCATATTGCAGCGAAATCTCAAGCTCCCGTGCCTCAGCTTGTAATTTTTGCTTTAGGTAGTCGAGTGGCAAATGCTGCCACCCGCCATACCCGTCGCGCTTGCGAAGCTTCATCTCCATCGCAGTCGCGAAATCGTCGATCTCTTTGCGGGTCTCAATCATCCGAAATGCTTTCTGGCTTCGACCCAAGAGAACACGTCATCGGTGGACGGCCCAAATGAGCACACGATGTCGGGACGAATACCGTACCGGCTGTGCGCGTGCTCCATGATGCTCATTAATTCGTCGAAGTCAGAACGATCGGTGAGGTAATCACAGAATCCGACATGAACGATTGCTGGACGCAAGCGAGCGACCGACTCCAAGTATTGCTCAGGCGAGAACGTGAAAATGCGGCGAACACGCTTCGTCACTGTGGTGCGTTCGGGCTCGACGTGTGGGAAGCTATCCCAGCTAAGCTCGCGCTGATCAGGGTAAACATCGCCCGAATAACCGATCACTTTGCCACTATCGTCG